TGACCGATACAAACAAACATAGGACTACATGCTGACAGCGTGTGGTCCTAAATTTATTTAAAAGAGGTGTTTTTTATTGGCAATTTTTAAACAAGGAGAAGTAAATGCACGAATTGATGAACGAGGTATTGATTTAGGGGATATTAATGTTCAACTTTATACAATGGATAATTCTACTGTTGCATTAGATATTTATTTAAAACAACGAAATCTTATTAGTAATCGCAAAGAATTTATCCCTGTGAATTTAAATCAAACTAATTTTAAACCAGTTTTACACTTAATAACTGAAGATAATTCAATTTTCACTAACGAAGAATTAGAAGTTGTTAATGCAGAACAAGGTCATGTACGCTATCAAGTTTCTGACTATGTGACAAAACACGTAGGTCGAGTACAAGCTAAACTTTTTTTAGTCGATAAGGATAATACTGATGATAGTTCACATGTAGCTAATTTTTATTTCAAGGTAAATGATAGTGGTTTAACTGGCGCAATTGGTAGAGAAATACGAGTTGAAGTATTAGATGATATTGTTAAAAGAGTTATGTTGGAAAATATAGAAGACTTTAAAGGTCCTAAAGGTGATAATGGTCCGAAAGGTGAAACAGGATTACAAGGACCACAAGGAATAAAAGGAGATAAAGGTGAACAAGGACCACAAGGGTTGCAGGGAGAAAAGGGTGAAACAGGTCCAATTGGACCTCAAGGAGAACGTGGTTTCGATGGACGCGAAGGACCACAAGGGCCGAAAGGTGAGCCTTTCACTTACAAAGATTTCACTCCTGAACAACTTAAAGCTTTACAAGGTCCGCCGGGAGAAAGTGGAGGTATAACAGTACAAGATACAGGCTGGTTACCTATCAGTTTACAAAATGGTTTCTTCAGCCTAGATGATACAAGCAAGTTGTCATATAGATTAATAAAAATAGGAAATATTGGTCTATTAAGCATAAACGGAAGAGCAAAAACGCCTAATGCATTAGCGAGAGGTAAAAAGTATATTGGTAATTTACCAATCGCAAACGATAAATCTACCGCTTTAACTGCTTATGTAAGTAATTATTCTGGTGACTACAATCCTGTTTTTTCAATTTTTTACGAAAACAAAGTATTAACAATTAATATTGTGAATGAAGTCCCAGCAAATGCAGTATTTGATATTGGTGGCGTAGCAGTGATTAATCTAATGTAGGAGTGATTATATGTATAAACAATATTTCAAAAAGTCTAACGGCGAAGCATTTTTATTTGATGATAAATCAGATAAAGTTACTGATAAATTTACAGATATCATGCCTGATGAAGGACTCTATGCACCTATTCATTTTGATGGAAGAAAATGGGTAGGTACACCGTATGAAGAATGGTTGAAACAACAACCTAAAGTTGAAGTTGAAGAAGTACCCGATGAGAAAGACGTTTTAATAGCAGACTTAACGTTACAATTAATGGAAACGCAAAATACAGTAGCAAATTTACAGAATGATATGGCAAATTTAACATTACAAGTTTTGGAGAGTGATATTAATGCGTAACATTGGTATTAGATATTATAAAATGGGCTTATATAATGAAGAACAATTCGCTTTATTTGTAAAACGAGGGTTCGTTACAGAAGAAGAATTTAAGGAATTAACTGGACAAGAGTACCAAGACATAATTAAAGAATAACACTACAAGCTGACCTTTTTAGGTCGGCTTTTTTAATACAAAAATAGGAGTGAGGAAATGAACGCAGATAAATTAAAACAGTTTATTGGATTATTTGGCGGAATGTTAAGCGCGCTATATTTAGCACTTAAATCAAGTGGTATTGAAGTAGAGTTTTTAAATCCAGATAAATTAAATGCATGGGAAAACTTCTTTACATCAGCAGTACCGTTTATCATCGCGATTTATGGTGTCTATAAGAACTCATATTTATTACATGATAAATCTAAAGCGCAAGAAGAATATCTTAAAGAAAATAATTTAAAATAGGAGTGATTGTATTGGCTACTGAAAACTGGAAAGGCGTAAAAGTACGTTATCAATTATTAACTAAAGGTACTCGCAGATATGGAGAAAAATTAGATGGGGGCAAACCTCAATTTATCGTGGCACATGATACTGGTAACATTAATACATCAGCACAAACTAACGTGAACTACTATGAGAATACCTACAATATCCCTTGGAATCAAGTAGCAAGCGCACATATCTTTGTAGATGATAAAGAAGCAATCATCTGTATTCCTACCACAGAGAAGGCATGGCATGTGTTATATGATGCACCTACTGATAATCTTTGGTACAACAAAGATGCAAACGACGTAGCGATTGGCGTAGAGATTTGTTACTTTAGCGATAGAGAACGTTCTCGTAAATCGTTAGATAATGGCGCTCGTGTATTAGCATATTTAGCTGAATACTGGAACATCGACTACACAGACCACATGCCTGGTCATCAAGATATTCAAGCAGGAAAGATTGATCCAGGTAACGCATTAGAAGCGTCAGGATATGGTCGTGCTACTAAAAACTTAGATAAGCTAGTGGCTAAGTATTATAAAAAGAAAGTAGAAGTTACTCCTACACCAACAAAACCTAAAAAAGGTGCTACACCATTAACTAGAAGTGAATTTGTTAAATGGTTAAAGACAACAGAAGGTAAGCAATATGATTATGATTTATACGCTGGTTTCCAATGTTTTGATTATGCTAACATTGGTTGGGATAAATTATTTGGTCATGGTTTAAAAGGTGAAGGTGCTAAAGATATTCCATTCAATAGCGAAAATATCAAGAACTTCAAAACAGAAGCTACTGTATATAAAAACACACCTAGTTTCTTAGCTAAACCAGGCGACCTAGTTGTTTGGGGCGTTCAACTAGGCGGAGGATATGGTCATGTCGCATGGGTAATTGAAGCAACACTTAACCATATTACTGTTATTGAACAAAACTGGTTAAACGGTGGATGGACTGCTGGTCCTATCAATAATGGTACTGGTTGGGAAACTGCTACTCGTAGACAACACAATTACGAAACTCAAATGTGGTTTATCCGTCCCAAATTTAGTCAAAAATCAGAAGCTAAGAAAGTATCTTTATTCTCAACTAAACCTAAGAAAAAACAACCTAAAATCACATGGAATTGGAAAGGTCGTTTCACTTCTAACTCTACTATTAAAGTAAGACGTTCACCTGGATTAACTGGAAGTGTTGTGCCTCAAAGTGATTGGATAAAAGCTAATCAGTGGGCAGACTTTGTAAGTGTAACTAAAAAAGATGGCTATTGGTGGATTAAGTTCAAATATCCTACTAATCCTAGCGCTGGTTACTTTTACTGTGCAGTATGTAAAATGACAGACATCCAAGGTAGAATTAAAAAAGAAAAATATTGGGGCAACATTGATTGGAAATAATTTCAAAACGGGCATTCAAGCCCGTTTTTTATATTTTAAAATGATATAATATAAATAATTGAGTGGTGGTTATTTATATGGGAAAAATAAAAGAATACATAGTTGAAAATGAATATTTAATGAAATACATAAAAGATAAAAAAATAGCTGAACAACTTGGAAGTGGTAGTGATAAAAAAATAGAATGGATTTGTCCTAATTGTAATGAAGTTATATTAAAAACTCCTAGTGAGATAAAAAGAAGAGGATTTAAATGTAAAGTGTGTAATGATAGTAGGCCATACTCAGAAAGATTGATGGAACAAATTCTTTTAGATAACAATGTAGAATTTGAAAGTCAAAAAAAGTTTGAAAAGTGCAAATACAAAGATAAGTTACCTTTTGATTTCTATTTACCTGAATATAATATGTGTGTAGAAATGCAAGGTGAACAACATTACAATGTGCACATTAATTCGGTATGGTATAAAGAAACAATGAATCATACTGATAGAATTAAAGAAGAATTTTGTCTAAAAAACGATATAGAATACGTAGCTATAAATTGTTCGAAATCTGATATGGATTTTATTATAAAACATATAAAACAATCAAAGCTAAAAGATATAATTAGAAATTATGATAAACATTCATTAAAAGAAAGTTTAATGAAACGTAATCATAATTTTGATATTGACTATATAATACAACAACATGAGAAAGGAAAATCTTTTTTAAAAATTAGTAAAGAAACAGGAGTTGATCGTAAAAAAATATTACAAATATTGAAGAAATTAGGAAAATATACTCCTAGAGGTGGAAAGAAAAATAATTCAAGAAAGGTTGTAAGAGTAAATGATGGTAAAGTTTTTAATAGTATAAAAGAAGCTATAGATGAAGTAAATCTTAAGCAAGAAAATAATATTATGTTAGTGTGTCAGGGAAAAAGAAAATATGCAGGGAAAAACCCTAAAACAGGAGAAAAATACCAATGGAAATATTATGAAGACTATTTTTTTAACTAAGCTTGTTATAATCAGGTTACCAAAATATCATATACGTTTACAAAGTTCATGTATGTAAGGAGACAGGCTATGTGCTTGTCCTTTTTTAATTGATAAATAAATAAAAAAGATTATAATTATATAAAAGATATACGTTAGGAAGTTAGTTATAATGCGATCAAGATTAAAAAGTTTTTTTGTTTTTTTGATAACCACTCCTAAAATAGCAATTTGCATTTTTATAATTTTACAAGTGGCTTTATTTTTAATTTATAATTATTTTAATCTTTTTTTAATTGGTTTAATGAATGCAAATGCGAATTTTTTGGTGAAATATTTAAAATTTGATGACCCACGTTTACTAATTGTTTATAGTTTTATATTTATTAGTATATGGGTATTAGTAAATGGAATAATGACTTATAAATTATCGAGTTTTTTTGATAAATATTCAGACATAGACATAATATTCCCTAATATAAATTGGATCTATGGTGTAATAGCAGGTTGGTTAACAGTAAATAGCTCTATGTTAAAATATATGAAAAAAAGAGTTGAAGTTAAAGAAACAAAAAAAAGTATAGACTTCGTTTTGGATAAGCTTGATTTATATACAATTTTTAGTTTAGTCGTTTTTGGATTCACAATTCTTACCACTACTTTGTATAAAGCTAGGAAAGATAAGAAAGACAAATGCATCCAAGAAATAACAAAAAAGATTATAAAGAAAAACGGCAATAAAAGAAAAACTAAAAAGGTGACTATAACGGTTGATAATAGTCAATTAAAAATAATTAAGAAATTAAAAAAACAAAAATTTATAAAGGAATATCAAAAAGTAAACAATAAAAATGACCAGGTTACTTTAATTGCGCATGAAAAGCTTTTTGAATTGAAGAACAAATAAAAAATAATAATTTGTTTAAAAAAGATTCTAAACGTAAGTGGACAACAAAACGGACAACATTTCTATAAAATAATTAGAATTGTCCAAAGGTTGTCCATTTATTTTTTATCGATTTTTATCAATTTTAAAGAAAATAAAAAAGAACGTTGATATATCAACGTTCTAATAGAATGTAGTTAAATGAAAATTTATCGATTTTTATCAATAAACGGAAACGGAGGGAATGTTAAATTGCTTTAGTCATAGGCTTTGAAGAAAAATGTTGTCCGTTCATTGACTGTTTTTTTAGAAATCAATAACTTTATTTAGCTTTTCATCTTCTTCAGTTTTTAATTCTTCTAATAAGTGACTGTACACACGCCAAGTTATTTCAATATTAGCATGGCCAAGTCGCTTACTTACATATTGTATTGATAAACCTTTGGCCAACAACATAGATGCATGTGTGTGTCTTAATGAATGTAATGTATAGTTACCTTTACGATTTTCTATTAAGAATTTGCGTAATGTATCAGTGACCGCTTTGTTACTAATTAAATTGGCACCAGTATTAAAGATATGATCATGATGTTTTGGACGACTTTCTAAAAAGTTTTGAATGTAGTCCATATCTCTATCAGAAATAGTAACTATTCTATCAGCAGATGCAGTTTTAGTACCACGTAGATGAATTGTTTTATTCTTATAATCAATATCATCATACATTAACTTTTGAATTTCTCCAAATCTAGCACCTGTAGAGATAAGCATAAAGATAACTAGGTACGATAAGTTATCATTACTTTTAGCAAACTCTTTAAGCTGCTTATAATCATTAAGTGTCATAAACTTAGCTTCTTCTTTTTTGGCCAACTTCTTTTCATAAATTGGTGCATTCCATGTAGGATCGCGTGAGATAATTCCTTCATTCATTGCATCTTTAAATGCTTGTGAAAAACAATTATTTAATTTCTTTACACTTTCTTTTGTACGTCCTTCTTTTCGGCCACCAACGAATTTGCCATCAGCATATTCTTTTAACATTTCTCGATACTTTAATTGTGATACATCTTTAATTGAAATTTGGCCAAACTTTTCATCAAAGATTTTCATAGCGTTAAAGTATCTGTTTAAAGTAGATTTTGATACTTTATCCTCTTTATTAACTACTATCCAATTTTTAAAGTATTTGATGAATGGTATGTCTGATGGAATTTCATTATTTTTGGACACTTCATTATATCTAATATTCATATTTTCAATGGCCGATTTCTTTGTCTTAAAACCACGTTTTCTATATCTTTTGTTATTGTATCTAAAGTCATATTCCCATGAATTGCCTACTTTTTTAACATTCAATATGAATTCCTCCTAAAAAAGTCAAAAAAATAATAAGGGTAGGCGGGCTACCCAAAATATAAGGTGTTAAAAGCAATCCTTATTGTACCTGCTCCTTCTTCAAAGTTCTGGTTATATTTTCTTTATTAGACCATCTTAAAATACCAATATTCTGAGAGTCGGCAGCTTTATATACATTAGAAGAAATATTATTATCTATATCATTTGCAATAATAAACATTTCACTTCCTGTTTGGTTCTTATTATTTTTACTTCTAATTTCTTTAACATCATTAAATGCAAATGAATCAGAAGTAATTTTATTAAAATCTAATTTATTAACAAAATTCAATAATATTTCTGGTTTAGTTCTAGTAGATGGCAATATATAGTCCATAGTATAAGTTATGCCTGATTCTCCAGAAACAGAAGCCTCCGGGGTACCAATAATTTCTTCTTTATTTAAAAAATCGTAAACTTCTTCATAAAATATGTTGGTTGCGTTTACTTTGCTAGTTAAAGTTAAATCATATAATTTTAAAATACCTTGTATTAAATTATGTTTAGATTGAGGGAAGCTATTGTTTTTTACATTAGAGATAATTTGGTCGTCTTGCAACTCTAAATTAAATTGTTGTAAAGTATCTTCAATTAATTTTTTTCTTGTCGAAGTATCAATGTCAATTCCATACATTTCTAATTCACTTAAAGTTATTCCATCATCGGATAATACCAACTCTTTATTAGGTAAGACATCAATATATATTCTAATAAGATCGTTTATATGATTTCTGAATGGAGTGGTAATTTCTGTTGAATTTTCTAATTGTTTATATTTATAACTATCTTTTAGCCAATCGAAATATTCTTTAATTTTTTGGTCAATAATTCCCATATTTACCACTCCTTTGATCATTTATTATAATAGTTTAGTTGTAATTTTAACATTTTCTTTTTTTATATTTGTATAATTCATAAAAAACTCTAAAGAGTCATCTAATTCTTTTATAAGAGAAGTATCTGAGACTTCAGATAAAGGGATCGCTATTCCCCCGTTATTATATTCGTCATTGTAGAGGTGTAAATGTGGTGTAGATATTATTGTACCATCTGGATTTTGATGGTCAGAACCATTAACATCAAATCTAACTAATATTTCATTTTTTGTAAATTTATTTAAAAGAATAGTTAAATTGTGTAGATTTCTATGACCTTTCCTATTGACAATTAAAGTGAATTTTTCATCTTTATCGACATGATTATATAAGTTATGACGACTTTGATCGCCGGGAGGAGCTATAGTTAACGCCTTTGCTTTGAACACTTTTATTTTCTTTATGAAATAATTATACGTTTGAATATCCATCAGACAGTTTTTCTATTCCTTTCAATAGTATTACTTTTCCGCTATCTTTCTCAATAACTCGATAATTTCATCATTTTGTTCCTGTATTTTGTTGTTTTGTTTAATAATTTCGTCATTTTGAGCTATTTGCACATATGTGTTTGTTTTCATATCTTTATAATGAACAAATTTAGCTTGTTCTTTTTGACTAAGATGAGTACCAACGCCAATCAAATTATAAATATCTTCAAAACTATTAGCTTTATTTTGTAAATAAAAAGCGTTAGATGTAATTTTGGTTGGATTATTTATTCCTTGTTTTTCAATACTTTTTTCACGGTAAGCTTCATTTTTTTCTTGAACGCTAGTAAAATCGTTATCCATTCCGATTGCTTTATTTACTTCTTCGTTAAGCGTAGGATCATTATTCCTTTGTAAATTAGCCAATCTTATCTGTTCTTCTGCACTTAGCAAGTCGATTGCTTTTTTACCTTCTTTAGATAATCCACTTTTTATTAAGCCTATAGCGTAACCATTTTTAAAACCTATATTTTTAGCCATGTAAATCCCCCTTAATTCACATCTTTAGTGCCACATGCGCCTAAAATAAATGTGCTTGCGAAAATTAATGCTAAGAATTTTTTCATTATATATATCCTTTGATTTATTTTTAATAATAAGATTTTATACAAATATCAATTTCTTATTTGAAAACAATTTTATCTTCATCATAAGCATCAACTGAATAACCTACATATGCATGTGTTTTTAATATTAAATGTTTTGGTTCGCTTTTAAATTCATATTCATAAATATTAAATTTGAATTCTTCTGTTATTGTATGGTGTTCTTTTAATTCAACATTTTTGTGTAATGTAAATGTTTGTAATTCATTTTCTAAAACAGGAAATTGACTCTTTTTATCAGGATTTTCATATCTTTCTACTAAAGTTAATGAAATTTTGTTAATAGTTTGAGAAGAATTACCACCCTCTATTCTTACAATTCCTTCCAAAGTATCATTACTATGAATACTTTTATTTTTTACTAAAGTTTCAACCTTCACAGAGTTTATTCCAATAGAAGCAAGAAGATTTTCAAACATAGAACCAAATCCTTTCTGATTAAATATTTTAATTAAACAATTACCATAACACTAATCAATTTTATGCAACTTATAAACCCTCAATGGCTCAAACTGAATAACGTATTTGCCACAACGAGTTGAGTGGCCGAATTTCTGTTTATAATGTTCAATACTTTGTAGTACAAAACTCTCTGTAACTTCAAAAAAATTAGCAAGTTCATATAAGTTATGAATACCTTGCAAAAATGCCTTTACAATATCTTTGAGAGGGACTAACTTTTCATAGGCTAACCTACGTGCATAACCTTCAAATTTTCTATGATTAAAACTACTTTGATCAACTATATTTCCATATGTAAGTTCGTTATGAGCAAGTTCCTCTGCAAGTGTTTCAAGTTTGGAAGTGATAGGCAGATTACGATTAATTAAAATCATATCCCCGAGCCATAAACCAGATAACCTTTTAGGTAAGTTATCGCATTCAATGACTTCAATATAGTCATGTTCAATTAACATATCCTCATATTTCCCCACATAAAACACCCTTTATTTTCTTTTGCTTCTTATGTATTCAGCGTAATCAAGAATTTCTTGCCATTCTGCATCTGTTAAATCACCATCAAGATGTGCTGCTAAATGATTAGGTTTTTCTTGTTGTTCATTATTATCAATCCATCCCATTAAATAAGCAGGATTAACATTTAGCGCTTTAGCAATATTTTCGATAGTATCATTTTTAAGGTTTTTTATATTGCCACTTTCATAACGTTGAACAGTAGCTTCTGTTTTACCTATTTTTTTACCTAATTCAGCTAAAGTCATTCCTTGTTTTTCTCTAGATTGTTTCATTCTTTTTGAAAAGCACATCTCAATACAGCTCCTTTTTTCTTGATAATTATATTATAAGGAAAACTTTCGGCATTTGCAATATTTTTATTAAAAACTTTCGCAAAATGCTTGACCGTTTTTGTATCATCATGATAAGATTACTTACGTAATACGAAAGGTGGTGTAAAAACAATGCCTATTAATGCAAAGCTTTTAAAATCAAAAATGGCTTTAAAAGACCATAATATTAAAACACTCTCAGAAGAAATAGGCGTAAATAGAGATACATTATCTAACATGATACATGGGAGAACTAAACCATCATATCCAGTTATTAATGGTATTTATTTTGCGTTAGATTTAACCCCGCAGGAAGGAGTGGATATTTTTTTTAGCAAAGACTTACGTAAAAAGAAAGTTATAACTTAAGGAGGAATTAAAAATGCGAGATTTAAAAAAGATACATGAGAGAGCAATCAAAATTATCGAGTTAGCAGAAAAAGAAAAATGGAGCGAAGAGGAATTGCTAACGACAATCGACCTCTTACATCTCCAAAATAAAAACAACTTATTTTTGACTATTAATGATGAGAAAAAATATGAATGAACTTATAACAACTCTTGTAGGTAGTATTTCTGGATTAATTCTTGTTTTGGCAATTTATTTCTGTAATGTTCTGTCGAATACATTTCAGAAAGTAATTGTGTGGATAATTGCGGTAATTTTAGTTCTTTTGATAACTTTTCCGATTCTTGTAAAGATTTTTTGATAATTAAATGGCTATGGTAGTCGAGTATTTTAGATAAAACTTCTTTCTTTTGAATATCTTTAGCTAAAGTTTCGTGATTGAACTTTTTAAGCGCTAAATTATATTTTTTCCAATTATCAAGTATGGTATTAGGCACATATTGAAAGTTATCAATAATTATTTTAGATAACTTTTCATCATGATAGTAAGAAATGAAAGAAAAGAAGTCCAACAGTGATTGAGAAGGTAATCCATAGCACAGTTTTAAAATTTCGCTGTAGTAATTATTATAAATTTCTTTCTTAACAGACTTTTTGTAATTACTTTTTGATGCAGCTAATCCAAGCAAATAAGATACAACAACAGCAATTATTGGAACTATCATTTTAAGAAGTTCTATATGACTATCATTCATATATTAATCACCTCCATATAAGGAGTATAGCAGAAAGGAGCACTAACAATATGCAAGCATTACAAAAAATACAAATTGAAAATGATTCAGAATTAGGAGCAGTAGTTTCTAGTCGAGTAATTGCTCAAGAGTTAGAAAAAAGACATGCTCATGTTATTAGAGATTTAGAGAGAATTTTAACCGACCCAAATGTGGGTTCGTTAATTATACCTAGCAATTATAAAGATAATAAGGGCGAAATAAGAAAAGAATACCTACTAACAAAAGACGGTTTCACTTTATACATGTTCAACATTCAAGGTCATAACGATTTCAAAATGGCTTACATTAATAAATTCAATGAAATGGAACGACAACTTTCACAACCAATCGCAAGTTACATGATAGATGATCCTGTGAAACGTGCTGAGAAATGGATTGAAGAACAAAAAGAGAAAGAGAGATTGTTAGAGCAAAACTCAATTCAACAACAACAAATCGGTGAGTTGAAACCAAAAGCTGACTATGTAGATGAAATCTTAAAATCACCAGGCACAATGACAATTACACAGATTGCAGCTGATTATGGCTTGTCTGCACAAAAATTGAACAAGTTACTACATCAAGCTAGATTACAACGTCGTGTCGGTAAACAGTGGGTGCTTTACACAGAACACATGAACAAAGGCTACACGAAATCACACACTATTGAAATTGTCCGTTCAGATGGCCGACCAGATACTCAACCACAAACACGTTGGACTCAAAAAGGTAGATTAAAAATTCATGAAATCATGACTGATTTTGGTTATGAAGCAGAAGTAACGGAGGCATAGAAATGGAAGATAATCGCTTAGAAAAAATACTAGAAGTTATCGAAGGAATGCCAAAGTACGAATGGGACAGAATTGTTCAAGAAATTAATAAGGCATACAGCCATAAGACCGTCAAGGTGGAGCTTGACAGTCATAGCTGTGAAGTAATTAAAAAATCACTTAGTTAAAACTTGGATGAAACTAGGATGAATTCGGTAATGAACATTATCAATCTCAATGTTGATGTAGTCATAATCAAATAAATTAGCAATTTGTTCTTTGTACCAATGATTAACATCGTTGTAGTTGTTATCAATAATGATGTTGTCTTTATTTGATAAATTCACCCATTCACCTAGTAAACAAGCATAGATTTCTCTCATAGTAACACTCCTTTCTTTAAAGGATAACTCAATTATACATGAAAGGAAGTGAGCCTTATGGTTCAAACAATCAACGTTACAGTACCTATTCCTGAAGATTATGTGATCATCTCAAAAGTTGAGTATCAAGAATTAACTGATAACCAACCAATGAATATGACACTCACAGAAGTAGCACAATATTATAACCAAACTAAAGGTTGGATAGTTAAGAACATTCTTAAAGATGATTACTTCAGAAGAAAAATTAAACCATTTAGTCAACTTGTTGATGAAGATGGCAACGGAAAGTATTTGTTTAATCGTAAGAAAATGAAACAGTTTCTTAACGATTATGACGAAGAAATCAAAGAAAGAACTCAATATAAAGACAAATAAAAGGGGTGATGAAATGAACGTAGAAGATAAAAGTATTCTGATCGCTGGAATGATGTTTCTGACATTGTCAGCAGCATTATTCATTACTGGAATGTTCTTCATGAAAGCATTAGGAACAGCGTTGCTCACAGCGTTAGTAACTTATGTATTTTTCGACCAATGTTATTACAAAATAAAAGACTGATTGCTACTACCAATAGCAAACAGTCGAAATTTCTACAAAATATACGTACTTAAAATTTACAACTAAATAAGGAGGTAGTCAATTGTGAATTTAACTATTAACAAACTGACAATCGAAAATTTTGCAGGCTTTAAGAAACAGACGTTTGAATTTAATGGCCAAGATGCAAGAGTGTACGGTGCTAATGGAACTGGTAAGACAACGACTGCTACTGCACTACAATGGCTTTTATTTGATAAAGGTTTAGATGGCTCAACGAAGTCATTTAATCCAGTACCGTTAAAAGAAAATAACGAAGAAGATTATGAACTTATTCCAACAGTTGAAGTTGAATTAGATAAAGATGGTAAAACTTTAAAAATCAGAAAAGAAAGCCATCCGAAATACACTAAAAATCAAAGTAATAATCGCAAAGAATATAGTCGTTCTAGAACAAAGAAACAATATATCAATGATGAAAGTTTAAAAGTAAAAGATTTCCAAAGTCGTATCGCTGAACTGGTAGATGAAGATGTATTTAAACTCATTACTAATCCTGCAGCATTTAATGATTTGGAATGGAAGAAACAACGAGAATTGTTGTTTGAAATTGCAGACCAAATTGATGATGAAGATATCATCAAAACGAATAAGGACTTTAAGGATTTAAAAGATATCTTAGGTGATCATGATATCGAAGTAAAAACAAAAATCCTAAACGATAAGATTAAGCAGATTAGAAAAGATATTGAAGATATACCTATCAGAATTAATCAAACTGAAAGCAATAAACAAGATGTCCCTGAGTATGATGAAGAACGTTACAACACAGTTAAACAAAAAATTGAACAGTTAGGTAGTGAGAGAGTTGATATTCAGAATGGTAAGGCTGAGATTGACCTTCGCAATCAACTTGCAGATAAACAAGCTGAACTGAAACGTCATGAAGATAATCATGACGCTAACAATGAAGGACGTATTCATGCAGCAACAAATGAACTGAGCGTAGAAAATGGCACAGTGGCCAACTTAGAAACGACAATCAGAAACAACAAACAACAAATCGAATACGAATCAAAGCGTCGTCAAGCATTGCTATCTGAGTATCATCACTTCAAAGAAAAAGAAGAAGAAGTTAGAGGGAGACAATTTCAACCTAGTACCGATAATGTTTGCTCTTGTTGTGGCCAAGCATTACCACCTGAACAAGTTGAAGAAGTAAATAAAAAAGCGTTGGCCAAATTTAATAAACAACAGTCTGAAGATTTAGAAAACCTAAAACAAAAGACTGACAAGATACTTTCTGATGGTAAAGAAATCAAGCCACTAATCGAAATGTTAGAGAGTAAAAATAACGACTTACAAATTAAAGTCAACGAAGCTAAAGAGAAAGTACAACGCATTCAAAATCGAATCGATAAATTGAAAGCAGGCAATGTTGATATTACTCAGACAGATGAATACAAATCAATTTTAAATGACATCAATGAAATCAATCAGAAACGTAAAGATATTAAAACTACTATTAGCGATAAAGTGACTAAAATTGATGAACAAATTAGTGAACTCATTCAAGAAAAAGTTGCATTTGAAAATGCTAAAGCGATTGAAAGTTTAAATGAGCATCTTGATGAAGTCATTAAAGATTTACAAAGCGAAGAAGATCAACTCCTTGATAAGAAAGAAGATTATGAACATCAACTTTATATCTTGAAAGAATTTACGACTACCAAAGTCAAAATGCTGACTGAAAATATTAATAAGAAATTCAAAATGGCTAACTTTAAGCTATTCAATCATCAAGTAAATGGTGAAATCAAAGAAACATGCGTCTGTACAGTTGATGGCGTTGAATATAACGGTGGCCTTAACAACGCAGCAAGAATCAATGTCGGCTTAGATATTATCAACACATTATCCACACACTATGGAATCACTGCACCAATCTTTATCGATAACGCAGAAAGTGTGACAGATATTATTCAGACAGAAGCACAACAAATTCAATTAGTAGTAAGTGGCCAAGATAAAACATTAAGAATGGAGACGATTTAATATGACATCTAGTGCTAAAAAGATTGGTCAAAGAATCGTTAAGATACGTGCTGAAAGAAATCTCACACAAAAAGACTTTGCTAAGAAGTTAAAGACACAATCAAGTGTCGTAAGTAATTGGGAGTGTGGAAGAAACAAACCTAATAAAGTGATGTTGGCCAAAATTTCAATCATGACAAAAATACCAGTCGAAAAATTAACAGAAGAATAATCATTAAAAAAATATAAATTTGGAGGACAAATAAAATGACAGATAATCAATTACAAAAAACAAATAATCAATTATCGAAAGAACAAAATGTAAGTGAAAAAGTGTTTGATAGAATTGCCAATCTCAAATCTCAAGATGCTTTACAACTACCTAAAGAATACTCATATGCTAACGCTTTAAAAGAAGCATGGTTAATCATCAGTCAAGACAATAAGTTGATGAGATGTACAGATTCAAGTAAAGCTCAAGCTTTATTAGGAATGGTAACACAAGGTTTAAATCCAGCTAAGAATCAATGTTACTTCATTCCTTATGGCGACAAAATGAAAATGCAAGTAAGTACGTTCGGAAAAATCTTATTAACTAAGCGTGCAGCAGGAGCTAAAGACGTTATTGGCCAAGTTATTTATAAAGGCGATTCATTTAAACAAGAATTAGACACAACAGGTCGAGTAATAAGCATTACTCATGATCAAGACTTCTTCAATATTGATACTGATAACATCATTGGCGCATATGCAACGGTAGTATTTGATGATAGTCGTCAAAATTATATTGAAATCATGACAATTAAGCAGTTAGAAAAAGCTTGGATGCAATCATCAATGATTAAAGATGAAGTAGCGTTAGAAAAATCTAAAACGCATGGTGATTTTAAAGAAGAAATGGCCAAAAAGACAGTTATTCATCGTGCTACTAAGAAATTCATTAATAGTTCAACTGATAGTGATTTAGTAGAGAACGAACAAATTTTAAGAAAAGAAGTCCTAGATGCAGAAGTCGAAGAACAAGCAAATCAAGAAGAACTCGACTTTGAACAACCACAACAATATGAAGATGCTCAATTTAAAGAAGTAGAAGAATCTGAACCAGCTGATGTAAGTAACTTTGAAGAAGTATCACAAGAAGCACCTAAACAAGAAAGTGAGAAAGATCCATTTTAATAGAAACGTTAGCAACAGGCTCAAATGGTAACTGCTATCACATTAATGATGGCAGTACCTCACTTCTTATTGAAGCTGGTATCAAATTTGAAAAGGTTCAAAAACACTTCAAAGGGCGAACAAGAAAAATCAAAGGTTGCTTAATTACTCACGAACATGGCGACCACGCTAAGTATATAAAGCAATATGTCAATGAAGGTATTAACTGTCATATGACTGTAGGCACTCAACAAGCAATTCCTACAGAAAGCCATAGAATATGCACAATCAAAGCAAAACAAGAACTAAGAATCGGTACATGGTCGATACTACCATTTGATATTGAACATGACGCTAATGAACCAGTTGGCTTTTTACTTAAAAGCGTTCATGGTTACAAAGTTTTGTATATCACAGATACAAAATATCTCAAATATAAGTTCAAAGGCGTTACACACATGATGTTAGAAGTGAACTACATCTACGAACAGATGCAGCAAAACATTAAAGACGGTGTAATTCATAACGTATTAGCCAATCGTATTATGGAGTCTCATTTTAGCTTAGAACATGCAATCGGAATGTTAGAAGCGAATGATTTATCAAAATTAGAAGAAATCCATTTAATCCATTTAAGTAGCAATAACGCAAACGCTACACATATAAAACAAAGTATTCAGGAAACGACAGGTGTTCCTGTTTATGTAGGAGGACAATAAATGATTAACAGAGTCACATTAGTAGGTCGTTTAACTAAGGATCCTGAATTTAGAACAACTCAAAAAGGAATTGATGTTGCAACTTTCACACTAGCAGTTAATCGTAATTTCACAAATGCACAGGGTGAACGTGAAGCAGATTTTATCAATATTATCGTATTTAGAAGACAAGCAGAGAACGTTAACAACTATTTATCGAAAGGAAAACTAGCAGGTGTTGATGGTCGCATCCAATCACGCAGCTATGAAAATCAAGAAGGTCGTCGAATATTTGTGACTGAAGTAGTTGCAGATAGCGTTCAATTTCTTGAACCTAAAAACTCAAATGGCGGTCAACAAAACACTTACCAACAACAAGCTCAATCACAAACACAACGTGGCCAAAATACTAAACCACAAGGACAAGATCCTTTCGCAAATGCTAACGGGCCAATCGATATTAGTGATGACGATTTACCGTTTTAAAGGAGTGAACAAACATGACATTAGGTAGAAAAATTAAAGAACGTAGATTAGAAAAAGGACAAACACAAACGGAATATGGAAAAGAGTTCGGAGCAGGTAAATCGTTGGTTTGCCAATGGGAAAAAGGAATAAATAAACCTAATTGCAAACGATTAAAAATGATAGCCGATGATATGAACATCACAGTTACCGAATTATTAAAAAGCTGATGAGCTTCAACCAGTTTGAGAGTGAGGTGTTTATATGACTGGTTGGATAAAACTACACAGAAAATTATTGGATTCTCCTATTTTTCAGAACGAAAAGCTTTTTAAAGTATTTGCGTATTGTTTGATGAAAGCCAGTCATAAAGAACATACGCAGCTTGTAGGAAGACGTGTAGTTCATCTTCAAAAGGGCCAATTTGTCTTTGGAAGAAAGCGAGCAAGTGAAGAATTACGTCTTAAAGAATCCACCGTTAGAGATTACGTAAAACTTTTAGAAAAGCTCGGAACTATCGACATAAAGTCCGACAACAAATTTTCCGTTATAACCGTTGTCAATTGGGCGATTTACCAGAATGACGAAGAAATTTCCGACAGCAAAAACGACAAGAAATCAACAACAAATCAACATCAAATGGACAACAAATCGACATCAAATCAACAACAAATCAACACAAACAAGAATGTAAAGAATGTAGAGAATGATAAAAATGAAAAGAATGAGAAGAATGTTGTTGTAGGCGACGACTTCGCTACGATTTATAACCTGTATCAAGAAAATATTGAACAAATACCAAGTCCAATCACAACTGAAAAATTAACTCAAGATATGGATCATTACGGTAAAGAGTTAGTAGCGTATGCAATAAGAAAAGCTGCACTGAATAATTCTCATAATTACAAATTCATAGACTACTTACTCAAAGATTGGCGTAAGCGTAACTTAACAACCATAAAAGCAGTTGATCAATATGAACAACAAAGACAGGAACAAAAAGAACAGTCCTATCAACCTAAAGTAACACAATCAAGAGAAAAGACACCTGAATGGTTGAAGAATCGTAACCAAGAAAAAGAAACGGTTGATGATGATCCTGAGTTTGAAAAATTACGTTTACAATTTCAAAAACAATTGGAGAGTGATTGGGATGATTAAAAAAGTATGTAGCAAAACTAAAAGTATTGAAGTTGGCCAAAATAATGTGTCCTCAATTGAATTACACAAACACGAAACAGGTGGCATAGACATTTTTAAAACAAGAAACGCTGACGGTACCTTAATTGGTATCGAAGGCTTCTTTGTTGGCCAATATCAAATTATAGAAGATTCAGACACAGAACAGCTAGATATATTTAAGTTATTGGAGGGATAAAGATGATACCTAAATTTAGAGCGTGGGATAAAGTGAACAAAAAATTAAAACAAGTTTATTCAATAGATTTTGATAAAAACGGCGAAATTGAAAGCGTCAAAGAAGAATATACTAAACCTAATGAAATATACGCTATGTTTGACATTGGATATTTTAAACTCATGCAGTCAACAGGCTTGAAAGATATAAATGGTACTGAGATTTATGAAGGGGATATTTTGAAAACCAGTATTAAAAATCTAGTAGTTGAATGGGTACCTAAAGGAGCATGTTGGGGAATTGGTTGTCACTACTTATTTCATTACTACGAGACTTCAGAAGTGATTGGAAATATCTACGAAAATCCAGAATTATTGGAGGGATAACATTGGAAGCTAACAAATCTAAGATTATTGATTTAGATAAAGGTGATTTCATTTGGTTTATTCCTCCGAATAGCCAAATGAGTTACTACGGATATGTTAAAGAGTTGAAATGGAACTTTGAAGGCGTGAAAGAAAGTGCAGTCATCACAATCGGTAATGATGAAATTGAAGTTGAGATTGACGACACTTATCAAATAGCAATCGGGAGGAAATATTATGAAAAACTTAATTAAATTTGTAGGTAAATCAATTTTTAGAACAGTAGTCACTAGAGTAGTTAAGGACTTAATTGCAACATACAACTATACAAAGTATGCAAAAAATAAATTATCAAAAGAAGAACAAGATTTCTTAAAAGGATGTAATAGATTTGGTTTGTCTGACATTCAAGCATTACGTTTAGTTCAAATTATTGAAGAAGAAATGGAGAGAAAATAAATGTCAATTTTACCAATTAAATTATTATCAGAAAATGCAATTTTACCAACAAGAGCAAATCCGACAGATAGTGGATTAGATTTATATGTTGCAGAAGATACAACTATTCTAGCGCACAGTACAAAAGTAGTACCAACACACATTGCAATTGATTTAGCGTATGGATATGAGGCGCAAGTCAGACCACGTTCAGGTAAATCAAAAGATACAAAATTACGTGTAGCGCTTGGAACGATTGATCACACATATAACAAAGAAATTGGAATTATCACAGACAATATCGGTGATGAGGCAATCGTAGTTAAAGCAGGTACACGTTTAGCACAATTAGTTGTTACACCAGTGATGCTACCAAATCCAGTGGAGGTGCAAGAGTTTGATGAAGAATCAGGACGTGGAGCATATGGAAGCACAGGGGAGTAAGGGAGATATTTATCAACGTGTAAAGGAAGTGCTGAGAAGATGAAAGATAATACAGAACAACTACGCGCAGAAGCTAAAAAGTATTTTGATGGTAATGAAGAAGTAAAGAAACAAATGGAAGATGATTATATTCATCATTCAGAAGAAGTCTATGCAAGTTACAACATGGTTCCACCTGATGAAGAAGAAGCTAGACAAGGATATCGAGATACAATGGCAAGAATGAAAGATGAACTGTTATAGGAGTGAATAAGTGTGACTATAAAATTAATTAAATTCATTTATTTAGTTGGTATGTTTGCGCTTGGAATATATTTAACGAAACAAGCAATTGTCATTTTAGAAAGTGAAGACGATATTGATACTGCACCTGCAGATTACGCTTTAAATGGTGATCAGGCAGATGTAGATTTAGTTTTTCATGAAAATAAGACTAGTAATGTAAGTAAACCACCACATTTAGGAATAAAATGGTCCAAGGAATGATGTAAATGGTTAGATATGGTAATCGTGGAATGTGGCTAGAAAATGCCATTATCCATACGAATAAACAATATCGAGCTAAACAGTTGGCACGCATTGATAAGGTGCCGACTGATATTAGCTATAACACACGTACTAATAAGGCTTACTACAAGTCAAAAGGTACTGTAGATTTTACTGGATTAGATAAAGAAGGACGTTTTATTGCATTTGATACTAAAAATACAAATGGCATATCATTACCATTAAGTAATATCAAACAGCATCAAGTTGATTACTTGCAGGAAGTAAAAGCAATGAATGGTAGTGCATTTTTCTTAATCTATTTCAGTAAATATAAAGAACTTTATAGATTAGAAATAACCACTTATTTAAGCGCCATTAAAGTTTTAGATAGGAAAAGTATTCCGTACTCATTCTTTAATGAATTTAAGCCAATTAGAAGCAAAAACGGTATATTATTTGATTATTTGGGGGTAGGATAGTGAGTAGAAAAAAGAAATACGGATTAAAATTATCAACGGTACGCAAGTTAGAGGATGAACTTTGTGACTATCCTAACTATGATAAGCGTATAAGAGATATTAGAGAACAAATTCAAAATCCATATGTTAGAACAGATACAAATATCGGTGGTGAACATATTCCATCTACTACATCTAAAACTGAAAGGATCGTCACTAATTATTTAAGTGACATTAGGTTATCAAACATAAAAATGTATAAAACAGCAATCGAAAGAGTGTTTAGTACATCATCATCAAAAGAAAAAGATGTGATTAATGATTATTATTTTAATCATAAAACAATGGGATATACTTGTGATACGAATCATATATCAGAAAGTACATTCCATAGAATTAAGAAAAAAATTGTGTTAAGACTAGCAGAAGAATTAGGCGAAAGTTAAGTTGACAGTAAAATGACAGTTTTTGATACCTAAATCTTGATATTATGATATTGTGGGTTGCGGAAACAACCTACACCTAATGCTTTTGTTCATCGTATTCCTTTCTGTAAAAGTTAATGTGAATAAATACTCGTTTATACATCCCTTAAAATATAAACGAACGAACCTATCTGAGAGAACACTCAGGTAGGTTTTTTAA